GGGAGTTCGAAAACTTCCGTGAGGTCCGCGCTGGGCAGTTCTTCCATCCGCATCAGGCCTTCCGAAGTGTGCTTCAACACGTCGATTGGGCTGTTGTTGGAAGTGTCGTTAATCGCGTCGCCCCATGCGAAGGGGTGAACGTATTTGTGTTTAGGCGTCCTGTATCACTACAGGGGCACGCTCATCGTCGCCGATGAGATCAGACTCTCTCTTCGTCTCAGGAGAGACGCTTGACGTATTAGTCGTTACGGATTTTCCCTTTTGATTTAGTTGTCTCATTTTTATATAGATGGGTTCTCGCTCTGCGGGGCAGTTACGAGGAAGTGCGATATACTCAAGTCCGAGTTTCGCTTGTTCTCTTTTGATTACTAGATACGGGAGAATTCCAAGAAGCGTTTGCTTCGTATTATTCTCGCCCTTCGGACGCCACTCATACGAGTTCTTCCAGGGATTGTCACTCTTAGACCAATCTCTTTTCAGAATATATGAGCCGCCGAAACTAGCAACCAACCATCTCATAAGATCAACGTTGGTGTTGGTAATCGTAATTCGCATATTAAAAGAACCGTATGTCTTGCCGGACACTGAAAAATCATGTGCCCGAGCCTCAGTTCTCCAAATCGCTATACAACCCTCACCATCAATCATTGCGGCCAGATACGACCATTTTGTTTTATCTTCTTGATACATCTTGGGAACCTTTCCTCGGTGTTGTCTGACATCTTTTGTATTATATCAGAGGTCCACCGATTTAGTCAAGTTGTTATTCCGGAACCGTTACGCCGCGATAGCGTAATTGTTAATCCCGGCATACCGTTTCTTGCTTTCCATAAACGGCTTGATGCTGCGACCGGCCATCGACTGAATCGCTGCGCGAATCGTGCCGATGGAAAGAGACGTGAAGCTGGAGCTGGAAGCAGCAGCCAACTTGATGGCGACAGAACTGTCGATGGCGGGGGCGCCGTCGCAACTCAGACGGACCAGGGCCGACAAAGACTGGCCGAGGCGGTAGGAGAATTCCTTCGCAACGTTGGCGAGAGTGTCGTCAATTGCGGTCGCAAGAGCAAGGCTCGAGAACGACGCGTAGTCGGCAAACTCACCGATGGTGGAAGTGTTGGTAACCAAAGTTGCAACCTGACCTTGGCCAGGAGTGCCTTCAGTTGCTTGGGCAATGTTGGCACCGAAGGTATTGTATTCAAACAAGACCAACTGGTTACCAGAGTTAAGGGGCAGATCACGCCGTTCCGCGCAACGCACGAAGGGCGTCTCCAAAAGTATTTAGAGCACCAACATCACTGTTGGGCTACTCTCATACTCACGTATGAGTTTGGACTCTATCTTCAATTCCTTTGGGAATTGTTCAGCGTATTAGCCTCTGGGGATTCTTCCACGTCTGTTAAGCTTGTGCAACTCTTTGACGATTTGGTGTCGTCGTTTCGTAGACCACTGTCTTCCGAGACTGTGGAATTCGTAACATAAAGTTGCTTGACGCTTTTTCAAACGCAAATAAGGGATCATAGCCTTCAAGAATTTTTTAACATTCTTGTGACCGTAAATTCTCCACCGCCAAATGGGGCGGTGATTTTTAAATTTCTTTCCCTTACGATCTATGCGACGTAACGACCCACCGAAAGCGTCTTGAAATTGCTTTGGCAGAAGTTTCTGTACTTGACAGAAACCGATATCGTGTATAAAAGCTCTGAACTTGACATTGTATGAAACAGTGAAGCTTCCTTCGCCGTCCATAATTCCTGCCATGTATGAGCGTTCAATTTTTGTCAGCCGCATATGAAGTCTTTCCTCCGTCTCGTCTCCAGACTACTATAGTTTCGTTGCGTTGTCAAGAGATATTAACGGATATAGCTGAATTTTACAAGACCAAGTTTTTAGTTAAGCCTTGAGATTCTCAATAAACTGTTTCGATTGTATTTAGGAATTCTGTATCACTACAGATTCGCTCTCATGATCACTCATGAGTCTGGACTCTATCATCATCTCCGAAGAGATGTTTGACGTATTAGCCTCTGGGGATTTCCTTTGGTTCAAGTTTGAACACCGGACTGCAAGATCTTGTCGCTTCTTCTGTAAATCAGCGTTCCCATTATTAGGACCGGATTTTCCGTTTCCGAGTCTGATATACTCTAAAGCGAGAAGAGCTTGTTCTCTTTTTAGCAACAGATACGGAAGTATCTTCAAAAGAAAACGCTCTAAGTTCTTACCATGCGCCGGAACCCAAGACCACCCTTGTCGTTTTCCGACTTTGGGCTTACGCGGTGTATATGTGCCACCATAGTGATGCTTAAGCCATTTCATCAAACGCTCATCCGTTTGAAAAATTGAAACAGCTAATTGAGTGTTGCAATATTGATACTCACCGCCTCCAGCTTTCTTTATTCGCTGGATGTATGAAGCAATCGATATGCAACCTTCTCCATCAATCATGGCCGCCGTATAACCGCCGTTTCTTGGTTTCATTGGACCTTTCCTCCGTCTTGTCTCTAAACTACCACAACTTTGTTGGGTTGTCAAGAGATATTAACGGATATAGTCAAATTTTACTACGACAAGTTTTTGGTTAATCGTAAAACAGAACAGTCGACTGAGGCAAGTTGGCCTGCACGTTAGATGCAGGATATCCGAGAGACATTGTTATGTCCTTGTACTACTAGTTTGCGTGGACTACGTTAGAGTTTGCCGTCTGCGATCAACTTGTCGACAGCCGACTTGAATCCCAAGTCGGTTTTGTATCTGCGACGCGTCTCGCTCACTGACATTCTGTTGTACTCCTCGACGGTCAGCCCCACGGATGGTTCGGGCTTCGTTCCAGGCCTGACACTTGCCTGACGCGGAGATAGCCCTGTGGATGCGGACCCTGGTCTGAGCCTGCCCTCAGCCGCGGAGGCCGCGGCGGCGGGTGACTCAGACTTCGATGCTGGTGCAGCAGCTGCTACTGCAGCCGCCGGTGCGGCAGCCGCCGGTGCTACTGGCGCTGCCGCCGGCTGTGTGGATATGGGAATTGGTAACTCCCTCCGCTCAACCGGTGTCGAAACTCGTTTTTGAACTTCGCCCTTGTCCTTCAACGTCAAGAGGGCCTTGTTCAAATTCCTGACAGTATAATCCCACTTGTTGGTGATGATAATCTCGTCAATCTTGTCGCCGAGTGCCTTATTGAAAAACACATCAGAATTCTGCTTCATGAACAACTTCGCAATAGACTTGTAACCTTCCATCGCAAGTTGCTGCTCGCTCGTTTGCACACGGTTGACCACTTCCTCGGCCGGTGCCCCAAAGCGAATACGATCCCTCTTCTCCAGCGCCTTGTTGACGCGGATCGGATCTCCTGATCCCAGATCTTCGGCAAGCTCAAACTGCTCGTCTGCCGTCAGAGTCCGAGGCTCCAACTTTTTGTGAGCCGGCGCCATGTCGGCGGGTTCTTCAAGAAGAAGTTTTTCCTTCTCAATCTGTTGCTCACGAATCTTCGCGCTGGCGTTTGCCTGAGCGTCCAGAATCTGTTGGCTCAGATCGTCCTTCGTCTTTCCGAACCAAATCTGTACGCCCGACCCGTCGATCGATTCGACGCGGGCTTCCCATCCGCCCTTCACTTTCGTGTAGGGACCGGACCTTGTTCCTTCTACCTCTTCAACCGGCGCAACCGGTGCCGGTGGTTCAGCGATCGTCGTCGACGCCGGTGGTTCTACCGACGCGGCTGGTGCCGGAGGGGCCACTAGAATCTGTTCCTCAACGGATGGCCCGGGGCCAGGAACCGGAGGGATTTCGGATGCACCCGGCGCATTTGTCACGGGCGCGGGGGACAACAGATACGCTTCCAGGGCCGTCTTGTACTCTGGACTGCCTCTGAGAACGCGTACACGTTCGGACGAAAGGTTTGCCCAATCGAATTTCACCTGTTCATTCAGGTTCGAAAAGAGCGGCCAACCGCTCGGATATCCGGGTTTGTTTTCTGCTTGCTGTGTATCAGCTGGGACTTTGCCCAGCGTGATTAGTTCTTGAACTGACTTCATTGTACTGTCTCCTCAAGTGGCAATCCGCCACGTAGAATAGAGCCTACTAGATTTTACTTCTGATCAGATTCCCTCACCGAGAAAATTGTCAACACGTTCCCCGCCATCCTGCGCGAAGGCTCCCAGCATTTCGTATCCTGGGGTGGTGTAACAATTCCCGGCCGGTACACGGATCCGGACCTTCCGGAAGTAGTCAATTCCGATCGCAATAGCGAACAGAGACAGAACGAGTAGAACTGTCATAACCCCTCCGTTAAAAATGGTGATCTTACAGAAGCGCTTTCAGACGAGCGACGGCCGCCGTGACTGCCGCGACAACCTTGGGCTCTTCCGCTTTCACTTCCGCTTCGATCTTGACGATCTCAGCCTTGACGTCCGCGACAACCTTGGCCGCGTCCACCTTCGCTACCCCTTCCAACCGGGCAACTTCAGCCTTGACCTTGATAACTAGATTTGCGAGAAACGTGATCATAAGATGCTCCTTATTTGAACTCATTCTTGACTTGCTCTTCCGGCGACGTTTGGAGAAGCTCCTTTTTCTGCTTAATGAATTCCACTTCGCCAGAAAACTCTTCGACTTGGCGCTGACACTCCAGCTGAATCTTTTCGAAGTAAGCGCGCGCGGCTACGGCAAATAACCCGGTGCGTTGAAACGTCTCTTCCTCCTTCCAGTTCTGGAAGTGAGCCGTCTCCAACTTTTCGAGTTCGCCTTCGGACAGTTTCTGCCACACCAAATATGCGGGCGATCCATACCACTGCGCGATCACAAGTTTTTCCTGTGTCGTCAGTTGTAAGAACCGCGGATCCCGCATTCGAATTGGGGTTTGCAATCCCGCAACCGGACCTGTGTCAAACTCTGGGGTTTCCATTCCTGCCATGTGATTCTCCTCGGTTCAATTCAGACAGAAGTTGCAACACCCGCTCATAAGAGAAACCACAAGTTTCTAGTCGTCCTTTTCTGTCGTTGCATTTTGAACAACAGGGAACACAATTTCCGAACACATACCCTATTTCAAAATGCTTTCGGTCAACCCCCGAACCACGATACGGAAGAGGCCCTTTACAGTACGAACACTCGTTTCTAGAAACAAGAAAATAATATTGTTCGTACGTAAGATGAAATTCAATTCCTCGTCTTAGAGAATTAGATTTCATTCGACAATAAAGAGTCTTAGAAGTGTATGTTTTTGACTTGACACAAGACAAACAATACTTTCTTCTAGAACTATAACGAGAAGGTTCAATTAATTTACTACACATTGAACATGCTTGGGTTTTATACATTACTCTTTTTCTCCCAAAAGCACGTTCCTACTTACTCGATCGGACCGAGCGTCTTTGTCGCTACGTTCTTCAATCCCGAATCAGGATTAATGCTCTTGCCGAAATTGCCCTCGTAAATGTTGCTTGCGTCCGGAGTCGCGCCGGGTTTGATTCCGCCGGCCAGATCAGGAGCGCCGGCCGCTACACCCGCGCCGTGTGTAATAACGACGCTGGAGTTTTCCGCGTCCAACAGCCCCTTAGAACTTTGATTTCCTTGTATTGGTGTCCACGACATGTTGCTCTCCTTGAATTATCCTTCCATCGCTGGGCCGCCGAAGCCTACTCCACCTGGTGCCCCCGTGATAGCCTCTTGACCGCCAGCGGATTCAAGAGAGTGGCGAATGATATCCCCCGCCGCGCGCTGTGT